TAATGGTAAAAACGCACATTGTACAGTAAAACCAATAGAATGGTGGGAAGAGACAATAAAAAGATACTCATCCGACAAAAATGTCATAACTGAGCTACTGTGCTATGGAAATAGCAATGGAAGAATTAGATTTTAATTTATATTATTTTATTTTAAAAAGTCAACATGTAGATGTTTGAATTTGTGGTCGTTAGGCGATAATAACCTAACATTAGTAAACCCATGTGCTTCTACCAATTCTTTTAATTTAGGGAAATCATATCCAGATTTATGAAGATCCCAAGAACTTTCATCTGCTTCTCTCTGCCACCCCCAGAATCCTGCTCTCATGTGATCTTTCTGTTCGTCGGTGAGTTTATCCCAATTTAACCACTGCCAGATATGCATATTCATATTGGGAACAAGCATCTCTACTCTACCACCTTTTTCTAAAATTTTATACCAGGAATTCAGAGTTCTCTGTGCCTGATCATGAGTTAGGTGCTCAAAGAAATGTCTTGAAAAAATTTCAGTAACACAATTCTCATCAACATACTGGTCAATCTCCCAAGCAGCACAGACGATTGTATCATCATTCATCTTACGAATATCTACCTGACGAAAGTCAGGTCTCTTGGGGTTTTCACCACCACCAAATTCAATTTTCATAATACATCACTTTTTAAACATTACAAACCCATGTCTCTTAATGAATGGTTTTGTCATCGAAGAGATACTTTTAATTGTTTCAGTCACCTCAGGTGAATACTCAAACCCATAATTATCAAATACATCAATCCAATACTCAAGCGGTTGACAGTTGACATGGTGATGTCCAGGTGTTCCAGGAGGTGCAGCAGTTGCAATTACCATCTTATCCGCCAACTGAAATGCTTTCATAAAGTTATCAACATATTCCTCATGAACATGTTCAAGGAACTCAACTGACCAAGCACAGTCAAATGTTCTATTGATAGATGGTGTACCCTCAGAGAAATCATGGATAAGAGAATTATTTTTTGGAATTACGGTAAAGTCTCCATCAACACCAAACCAATCGATACCTTTTTCTTCACATACGGTAGACATACCACCAGGTCCACATCCAATATCAATAATTGATTTGATATCATACTCATACTTAATGAAGTTAATAATTGCATTATCAATATGAGTTTTATTCAAGTGTCCCCCCAAGTGAGACTTGCCATGTTCAGTTTCAATTAAATTTGTCATTCAGTTTACCTCTTTAGGAACAAATAAGAAATCACCATCAGTAATCTCAGGAATCTTTGTAGCTTCAAGTGCCTCAGTCATATTATTTACTTGCTCCAATCCCCGTGATTTGTAATTATAAAAACAATCATAATCACTATCAAAGAAAAATTCAAATGTAGTTTCTACAGGATACTTATTAAACTTTGCATATACTTCTACCATACATACAGGTCTATTTTCATTGAGAGTATCTACTGCACCATTTAATACATCTAACTCATTACCTTCAACATCAACTTTAATAAATCCAACATTATCAAAACTCATACTGTCTATAGTAACAGTATCAACAGTAATCTTCTGACCATCTACCAAGTTCTGAAACCCAGAGTTTGATAATCTTTTATCATCAACATAGAAATCAGACTTGCCATTGAAGTTACATACCGCTTTGTTATATGTGGTCACATTATCATAGCGTTGTTTAATCTTTTCTAATTGCTGATAAACTGGAGGAACTGCTTCAAAAGAATATACATGTTTAGAGTTTTCAGCAAAGAAACTACTATACATCCCAGTAGCAGCACCAATATCAAGACTATTTTTTTTCTTACTCAAGTATTTTCTTGTCTGACCAAGCATAAAATCTTTAATATGCAAGTCAAGAATTTTTTCTTTAAATACCCTCTTTTGAAGAATATTCTGAGATAATTGCAATGTCATTTCATCAATACCTGTAATGCTATACGATTTTTACTGTTACATATTCCACCTTTATGTATACCTGCAGGATCAAAGACACATACATTGCCCATTGACCTTGTAAACACTGTTTGTTGATTTAAAATTTTATCTTGTTCAGGTGTTCCATCCAACAAAAGTCTACCAAAATTATGAGATATTCGCAAGTGTTTTGGAAATTGGAAAACCGTCTTTCTTGATTCTGTATTGCAACAGTAACTGGCAGTTGTTATTGATCTTCCAAAAATATCTTGAGCACTATCATATATCCATCGATTTGATTTTTCCACATAACAAAATGGTCCAGTTTCTTCATCAACATCATTTAAATAAACCATCGCCTTCATAACATCTTCTTTAGGATCGATATGAGTATTAGTTGTCTTGGTAATCGTGTCACAATCATAAAGAAACTGTTTCCAATTTTGGTCTGTTGGTTTGGCGATATGAAGAACTACATTTGCAACTCTCAGTATTCTACCGCCCTTATTATATTTACTAGCAGCATCAATAATACCCGACTTCTCAAATAATTTTTGAACTTTTATCTTAAAAGAATCATCAAGTTGCTGAAATCTATCAAACTTACCTGGTGGTGGTCGCCAATCTGGTTCACTCAACAAGTTATCTACAAATGGTTTTGTGGATTTTATCAATTCATCTATATCTAAATCCAAGTATGAAATACCATTCTCATACAATCTTTCATATATTTTATTAGATTGAATGTCCATTTCTTTTCTACCCTTTTTAAAAGAAGAGTAAAAATTAAACATATACTCTAACTTAGAAAAAAGTTTAGAGTCTTCATACTGAACAAAATTTCTATATGCTTTTCTAAACATAGATAAATTTTTAGATTCAATAGATCGTCGTATATCATCTATTCCATCATCAGATAAATTTCTATATTCATTTTGAACATCTGGAAAGTCTGCTATATCTGGAAATACAAATCCATGATCGTAAATAGGATTATCAAACCTCATATTTAAATCTCTCACATAATTTTTTTTCTGAGATATTTACCAATCTACTCATTTGATCTTTAGTCATACTACCATTCAATGTAGATGGTTTTTTTGTAATATGATTTGAACCAATTATAGATGTATCTCTTTCCATTCTTTCTTGATCAAAATCTTCATTGTTCTTACTCAAAATACTAACCAATTCTTCAACTAAGTTCTCCATCTTACAAAACTGAACATTGGGATATTTTTTAGTATAATGTTTATAGTAATCGTACACATAATCAGTTCCACTTAAAATATTCTCTACAAACTGATTATAATCAGAATCTCCACATTCACTCTCAAGTCTGATATATTTTTGCCAATTCCACTGTTTGCCAAATTTATTTGATTTTACTTTAGATCTATGCTTCCATAAACTACTAATAAAAGTGGCAGGATGTCTTATAAAAACAAAGACTTGTTTATCAGTATCTGGTGTAGAATGTGCATCATAAACGCGATCACCAACAACACTATAATCTCTAACATACTTGCAAAGTAAATCTGTCACCTTCCTACCACCACATTTTGGTATGTGAATAAACATAGAATTTTTCAGTTCAATTGCCATCTACCTTTTCCCCAAAAGTCTCATATGTGGATATCCAGTATCTAGTTCATCAGGTGTCCACTGACAATAAGCACAATCATATAACCACTGATCTCTTTCAAATTGACATTTAATATTTTTTTCTGAAAGAATATCTAATGAATGATAACTTACTGGCCAAGCAAACGATGATTTATCCATAGAAATTGTAGGAATACCTTCACATACTGCTTCTTGTAGTCCATTACTAGAGAATGAAACCACTGCTCTAGCACCTCTCAAATCTTCTTCAAAATCTTTACCGCCAGATGATAAATTACTATTAGGAGTACTCCTGATAGTAATTTTATTAGGAATAGATATTTTATTAATGGTTGGTATAATATTTTTTTGATACTTTTTTATAAATCTTGGATGTAATCGAACTACAATATCTTCATGAGTTTTTGTAGATATTGTTAAAATTATTTTTTCAATCCATTGCGAATAGTTGATATCCAAATTGTTTAAACTACTATCCTCTGGATTTTGTAATAATATTAAAATATAATCACCTACAGATTTCCATGGTTTAATTTCAATATTACATTGTTCTTTAATTTTTTCCCACCTATCTGGAGGAGAATTTTTATTGTTAAAAAATCCAACATCATATGTATAAGAATACAATCCTAATCTAAAAAAAGATTTTTTAGGATCCTCTATATCAACACCCCTTCTAAATACAGATTGTTCCATAACTAAGTATGGTTTCTTAGAACTGGAAATGAATTTATAGTATGAATGCAAAGCATGTGCTTTAAACTTGCACAATATATTTGTTTGTAGAAAAGCATCAATACTCATATCATTTACACATTCAGAAAATGATCTTATAGTAATATCCGAATGTTTAGGCAAATGAAAATGATTCTTAACCGAAAATACTTCCTTAACAGCAACAATATTCATAACAAATTAAAATAATTTTATATTTTTTACCAAAGTCCCATCTCCAAATTCTTTCTCAGAATATTGAGAGTATGCAAGAGAATTTAACCATTTCATTCTAAAATTATCATCTGGATAAAAAGGTTTTTCTATGGAAGAATAATCTAATGATGAAACTGGTGCTGAAGGTGAATTAATATCAGAGAATGTAGGTATCCCTAAAAGTTGTGCTTCTACTGCAGCAGCAGAAGAATGTGTAACTAGTGCCCAACAATCTTCCAAATCTTGTTCTAATGTATTACCAGTTGATGTAGAAACGTTACTAATCCCAGTTTTTAGATTTGGTCTATGTCTAATAACTATCTCCCTATCTGTATATTTTTTAAGAGTACTTATAGTTTCTTCTATCCAATTATTTTGATTATAAAGAGAACGCACATGGTGGGATGATGGACAAAAAATTATTTTAGATCCTCTCCTAGAATACTCTTTACCATATCCACCAAAATAATCATAAAAATATTTTTTCCATCTAGAATCATCAACGTCCAAAATTTTATTTAATGCATGAGAATTTTTAGAAATTCTAAACCAACTACACTTGTGAGGGTTTTTATTACCAGTCATATATGCATAACCACGCCAAAAATATGCATGATCAATATGATAATAATCTAATTTCTCCTTTCTCCTATACTTTATAATATTATGAGTAGGACTTTGGACCATCATGTCGCAAAGAATAACATTTTTATCATCGAATTCTTTAATGTTTACATCAGTATTCCAATAAGTGTTAAATTTACCACTATTAGATATACTTCGTATTAGTTGATTGAATGGTCCTTCCCCCTTTCTTACACTCAATAACCCAATAAAATTATTCATAAGATTCAATTATTTTTTTTTTATTTTAGTAACTCTGGACTGTGTTTTTGAATCTTTCTCTCCCCTTTTTTGTGATCAACATAAGGAGAAAGAACAGGACATCTAGCCATAACGTGTCTATGATAATGCAAATCTAAGTTGTCGCCAGGACCATGTAACCTTTCGGTTCTATTAGGATATTGAGCAAGAATAATATCAAATACAACTGAGTCATTTTGACTTCTCATATTATAAATTTCATCAGTATCATATGCACCAACATATGATTCAAAAAAATCTTGAACTAATTTACTCTCACAATTGAATGCTATAAATCCTGTTTCAGAATAGTAACTTGGTCGTGGATAGTAGGAAAAATCACAATCTCCTATAAAATCATCATACCACTGTTTGGGAATTTGTTTTCTAAACACACAATCTGCATCAATAAAAAATTGCTTTTTCCCAAGTTTCCTACCAGCATATTGTGCATATACTTTATAAGAAAATCTTACACCATCGTAAAGATATTTTTCTACTTTTCTGCTCTTATTCCTCTCAATAAACTTTTTGATTGAGGGTGCTTTCTCAAATAAATTGTAATAATAGATATTATCTTCTTCTGGATATATTGAAGTGTCCTCTTCTTCAACAAAACATACTAGAGGAACAGATTGTTTTGTTTCTAGATATGTATCAATTAAATTTTTAGCATATTCATCATACAACCTTTTATTAAAAGTCGTCAGAAAAAAAGTATCCATCAATAAATTCTCCAATCTTTTCTTTCAAAAAACATTTGTTCTACCAAACGTTTCTCAGTCTCAAAATCATGCGGACTTGTATCTCTATGTATATGCAATTCTGGACGAGGCATTTGAATTTTGGTCTTCATAAAATCAAATCCAAAAAGATTTAATTTACAATTAATTTCCTTATACAATAAGTAAATTATAACAAATCCCTGAGAAGGCATTTTTTTCATTTCAGGTTTGTGAGTTTCCCAAACATCCTTCCAATTATATAAATCACCTTTAATTAAACAAGATTCAATTTCACTTTTATTATTACCCCCCTGAAGCACATAATAAAAAACTTTACTGGTTCTAAGGTAATCATGAATTACCTTATCTCCAACAAATCTATTATTCATCCACACCACATTAGTTTTCACACCATGACTTTTAAAGTCAGCAGGATATCCACGATTAATTCTCATCACAACATCAGAAGAATCAATTAATTCTCCCTGCTCTTTCTCTAAAAGACTTTGAGCATTTCCAACCAAAGAAATTGTTTTCCCCTGTAAGTAATCAAACAATTCCTTTGCATCATTATGTGTTATAACTCGCTTCATATATCAGTTTCAATTCAAAATAAGTTCATCCACTTCTGATATCTTGTCGTAAAGATCATGCTTTTCATAACAGTGACGAATTTCATTTTCCATCAATTGAGAAAATCCTTTACTTCTATACTTTTGCGTAGAAATTTGCTCATCATGAACTCTATTAGAAACTAGATCATCATGAAGATATACAGGTTGTCCGTGAACTTTATCCAATCGATAATACATCTCACAATCCATCATCATAGTCATATCTTCGTCAAAACGCTCTTTTACTTTATCGTTTTTAAATGCAAGGACTGAAGGAGAACTAATCGAATTAACACCTTTTAGCATATCAGCATTCCAAGTTGGCATCAAAGTCCAATAAAAATCTCTACCATCTGTTCGTGTGTGATTACAACCACATACCAACCAATCTTTATCACTCTCAGTCAAAGAGTTATAAATCTTTTCCAGTGCTTCATCATCGTAAAAGAAATCATCCTGAAACATCACTTTTACAATTTCACCTTTGCAGAGATCAATAGCAACATTCGTATTAGCAGGACCATTACCACGCTTTTCTTTATTACGAACATGCTTAATATCCATACCCTTAGAAGCATATTCTTGAACAAGTATCTTCAGTTCATGATACTCACTATGATCAGAAACAATAACTTCATAATCTTTTAGTGTCTGAATTTCAATCGTGCTAAGAAGATCATTCAAAAACTCTTTACCCCTACCATTGTATTCCCAAGTAGGAATTGCGATTGATACTTTAGTCATTTTTTTACCTCAAAATCTTTAAACCATTCATATGTTGATTGAATTCCTTCTCTTAGAGAAATTTTTGGTTTCCACCCAAGAGTTTTAATCTTCTCAATATTTAGAACTTTTCTAGGAGTTCCGTTAGGTTTAGATGTATCCCATACAATCTCACCTCTAAATCCTACCACATCAGCAACAGTTTCAGCAAGATCTTTGATAGTTACGTCTTCACCAGTACCAACGTTGATAACCTCTGGACTATCATAACTCTTCATACAAGTAAAACAAGCTTCTGCAAGATCATCTACATGTAAGAACTCACGCATGGCAGAACCATCACCCCAAAGAGTAACTTTATCATCTGCCTCATGAAACTTACGAATCATGGCAGGAAGAACATGAGAACTTTCTAAATCAAAGTTATCATTTGGTCCGTACAAATTAGTAGGCATCAATGAGATTGCATTAAATCCATACTGCTTACAATATGCTTGACACAGTTTGATACCAGCAATCTTTGCAATTGCATATGCATCATTCGTTGGTTCCAGAGGACCTGTCATCAAATACCCTTCTTTGATTGGTTGCTCACACATTTTTGGATAAATGCAGGAAGATCCAAGAAATAAAAGTTTCTTAACACCAAACTTCCTAGCAGCATGAATAATATTTGATTGAATCATCAAATTATCATAGATGAAATGTGCAGGATAATCCCTATTCGCAACAATTCCACCTACTTTTGCAGCAGCAAGATAAACATATTCTGGTTCATTATTCTTGAAAAACCTTTCAACATCATCTTGTCTCCGCAAGTCGAAATGACTTGAAGGTGTTGAAAGAATGTTCGTATATCCTTTTCGATGAAGCATACGAACGATTGCTGAACCCACAAGACCTGTGTTGCCAGCAACATAAACTCGACTCTCACTGTCCATAAAGCACCATGTCCTCAACTAATTCTGTAAAAGAAGTTTTGGGTTCCCAACCCAGTTTCTCCTTTGCCTTAGTAGCATCACCCAATAAAGATTCAACTTCAGCGGGTCGAAAATATTTAGGGTCTACTTTGATAATAGGTCTCTTGGTATTCCAATCATAACCAACTTCATTCAGACCTTCACCCATCCATTCAATCTTAAATCCAAAGTATGGTGCTGCTGCATCAACAAAGTCACGAACAGAATACTGAACACCAGTAGCAATAACATAATCATCAGGTTGATCTTGCTGAAGCATCAACCACATTGCTTCTACAAAGTCTTTTGCGTGTCCCCAATCCCTTCGTGCATCAAGGTTTCCGAGAGATAATACGTCTTGTTGCCCAGTTGAAATACGGGACAGTCCTCTGGTAATTTTTCTGGTAACAAACGTCTCCCCTCGTCGGGAACTTTCGTGATTGAATAGTATTCCAGAACTTGCATGTAATCCATAGGACTCTCGATAGTTTTTGACGATCCAATATCCATAGAGTTTAGCCACACCGTAAGGCGAGCGTGGATAGAATGGAGTAGTTTCTTTCTGAGGAACTTCTTGAACCAAACCATATAATTCAGATGTAGATGCTTGATAGATACGAACCCGATCTTCCATACCCAAAAAACGAACTGCTTCCAAAATACGGAGAGTTCCAAGAGCATCAACTTGACCGGTATACTCAGGAATTTCAAACGAAACTTTTACATGACTTTGAGCACCGAGATTGTATATTTCATCAGGTTCAACCTTCTTGATTACACCAATAATATTAGTGGCATCAGTTAGATCTCCATAATGAAGATGGATATCATCGTAAATATGATCAATTCTGTGCGTATTAATTAGTGATGCACGACGAACAATACCATGGACTTCATATCCTTTCTCAAGAAGAAGTTCTGCTAGGTATGATCCATCTTGCCCTGTTATACCAGTGATTAGAGCAACTTTCATGTTATAGTAGTTTTTATCATTATACTAAAAAAGAGTGGTTTATGCAACCACCCTTAAGAATTATTCTGGTTGTAGTTCCATACCTTGTACTCTAACTCTTGATCGATCTAAACCAACATCACATTGATACCATCCAGTAGCAATGTACTTTGGAGATCCAGGAGGATTACCTCTATGTAGATGAGTATAAGATCCTGGCCATATAACAACTTTACCCTTTTCTGGTTTCACTTTAATATCTTGATATAAAAACTCTGTTTCACCACCTTTTTCAACATCATTCAAATAGACCATCCAAGCCATAGTTCTATTTAAAAAATTCCAATCAAGATTTTCACAATGAAAAGTATGATATCCTTCTTTTGGATTTGTTTTTTGAAGTAGTGTTAGAGAACTTACGTAATTGGAGTTACTTAGATAAGGATATTTTTTAGTATAAGATATGAGACAACTGTTTACACCATGCAATAAAACTTGATTTTCACCAGGAGAAAAAGTGTCCAAGCAAACTTGTTTATCTTGAACATGAAATTCACTACGAAGATTGACTTGTTGTGATCTATTATCTACATAGTCAACTAACCAATCACAAAAATCGTGATTAATAGCATTTTCATATATTCCTATGAAATCAAAATAGGATGCTTGTTGTTTCACGTTTATGTGGGTTTGCAGGCTCGCCACTTACTCTTTGACCAGAAGTAAGAAACTGGGCGGGAGTATAAAACCCCATCCGCACCACTTGCTCTTGAGAGAAGCAAGAAACTCTAAGAGGGTCTAATGACTCCACCACCTAGTTTTAAGAACTAGGAAACTTCGGGATTGAAGGGGATCCTTCACCGACCAGGGCTAGTTTTGAGACGATACCGAGTCTTTGATATAGCATGGAACCCCTTCGGGATCCAACCATTTCGTATATTCAAAATCATCAATAGCAGTCAGAAGTTGCATCTGATTGTCTAGGAGATACATATCGGAGTAACGCTTGGTGTACTCGTGTGCTTTTTGAATACGATAGTCTGGCATACCATTGATTTCCAATGTGCCACACTCAACATAACGATAAGGAAACCGCTCAAACAGAACGGTTGGTTTTTTCACCACACTCATTGAGTAACCTCAGCAGTTTCAAGATCAGCGTAGATCTGTTCCATCAACATTTCATAATCATCTAGTGGTTCTCCTGAAAACACCACTCCTTCTTTTTCGTAGAAGCGGCGAACCTTTTTGAAAAGTTTCGGATTCTTTACATCAAGGAAAATTTCGCCAGTGGCAGCAGCACGGAGAGTGCTGATGTCTTTTTTGAATTTTTCAGTCAGTGCCATCGTTGTGTTTGGTTTACCCTTGTATTATAAGGTTTTGACTTTATATAGTCAAGGTGCCAGATAGTTATCTGGCAAGTCGGGGAGACAGGATTTGAACCTGCGACCTATGCTTCCCAAAAGCACCGCGCTACCAAACTGCGCTACACCCCGAAGTGGTAGATTCCTCATCGCCGCTACTCCAGAATCTACCAAAGAGAAGTACCGCAGCCAAGAGAGGTGGTGGTGGGTGGTGACCCCTCTTGACTTCCAAATTATACTACTTCTTGAATATCTTGTCAAATGGTTCCCAGTGTTGCCAACCATACTTATGGATCATATCCATACCAATAATAGGAACTACAATTAATGCAAAAGATAGAACGCCCAATCCTGTTGGACTTTCCATGGTGTGCCTAACGAGGATTTGAAGGTGGTGGATCATTGAAGTATGCAGGTAAAGGACATCCTTTAAACTTTTCTATCTCTCTAACAGATACAACAAACATAGTTGCAAGTCCAAGGCAGAAAGCAAAGAGCATCTGAGGAAAGTTATAGTTCCCCATGTAAGCGGTAGGATCAGGTTCATCATCGTGCGGATGAATGTGTTTAGAGATCTTGTCTACTACCTTTTTTCTTTCCTCCTCGGTTTTCTTTGTCATACTAACCTCTGTATCTACCTGGCCATGATAACTGCATTCCAGCAATTAGCACTGTAATGAAAGTTACTACAAACAATAACGTCATGCTGGATAATCCCAATTAGTAATAGAATCAGTTTTTGATTCTGGTCCCCAAGAACCAGGAGGATAAAGATAAGGAATAGTATTAATAGAACAGTGGTTTCCCGTACAAAGAAGTTCATCCACAATTCTCCAAGACTCCATCACTTCATCTGAGTGAACAAAGTGTGATTGATCTCCCATTATTGCATCGTAGAGGAGTTTTTCATATCCGTCGATTGCTCTATCTTGGGGATAGGCGTGGGTGAGAGTAGCCCGTTCAAGATTATCACCAAGCCCAGGAGATTTAATATCGATACGAACA